GACTGTCCACATTTGATGATCTGGTGGGTGTGGAACATCTTCCGGAAGATACAAAAAGTTATGCGATTGAAGCATCTGTAACGTCTCAGCCAATTAAAAAACGATATATTAACGGCGACACAGAACGCCGTTTTAATTTTGTCTTAGCAAGCCGTGAGTACTTCGGGGCAGACGTTGCAGAGAATATCGATGTGGCGGAGTTTTACGAAGATTTCTCAGACTGGTTGGAACGATGTACGATCAATAATGATCTTCCGGAAATGGATAAAGGAAAAAGAGCAATTAAAATACAGGCACTGACAAATGGCTACGTGTTTAACGCAGATGCAACAAAAGCACAATACCAGATTCAGTGTCAGTTAATTTATTATCAAAAATTAGGAGGAATATAAAATGGCAGAAATAGCAAGCAAAACAGTAAAACAGCGTTATCAGGAAGCTTCTTACTTAAAAGTAGGAGAGAACTTCGAACTTATGGGAACTGGTTTTACAGAGTTAAATGAAGATCCAGGAGCACAGACAACAAGTAAAAAATATATCAATGATAAATCATCCACATCAAGCATTACAAGCTATGAAGGTGAGCACGGATTTACAGCCGATCAGATTCCAAGCGAAAAGGTCATTAAAGATCTAGTCAGCATTGGTAAAGAGAGAAAAACAGGAGCAGATGCAGAACGTGAATTTGTTCGTGTTGATCTGGATGAAAAAGCAGAGGGAGATACCACTGGGACAGTATTCAAAGCACGTATGTTTACCGTAGCTGCTGAAATTTCAAGTTTCTCTGATAATGACGGAGAATTACAGGTTGAGGGAACACTTCACGACAAAGGAGATCCTGTTATGGGTAAATTTGATACAAAGACAAAGACATTTACACCGGATTCAGCAACGGAGTAAACGAAAGCGAGCTTAAAATTGGAATTAAGGAGTAAGATATATGTTTATTTGGAATGAAGAGAGATTTGCATTTAATATTATGGATGCGGAGATGTTGAAGAAATTTAATGATACAAGTAAAGAAATGTGGAAAGAACTCGAAGAGTATGAAAAAAAGAATACAACTACTGGTACGATCGGGCCGGAGGGTGTTGCGTATGAATCAGAAGTGATTAGCAAATTTTTTGATAAACTGTTTGGAAATGGAGCATCAGACAAGATGTTTACTTCAAAACATGATTTATCGGAGAGAACAAAGGCGGTGAAAAAGCTTTATAAGATAAAAAATGCACAGTTATCAACACATGATAAAACGTTAAACGATATTGCTGAAATGTTAGGAGCTGAATGATCAGGAGAGAACTCCCGGTGTCTGTGGATATCGGGAGTGAAAAATATGAGATCGATGCTGACTTTCGAACGATCATGAACATAGAAGGAATTATCTTTGAAAAAGAAGTCACGGAAGATCAAAAGAACTTTGCAAAGGAAATGATGAAGGAAATTGAGATCAATGAAAAAGATGCAATCACGAACGCAAAGTATTATGATGCGTTAAAGATTTTCTATAAAGATAACATTCCAGATGATCTGGAAGAAGCAATGGAAAAGATGCTGTGGTTTTATTCGTGTGGAAAAGAAGAAATTTCGAAACAAAAGACAAAAAAGAAAGTGATCAGCTTTGAACATGATTTTGATTATATTAATGCAGGTTTTATGCAGGATTATAAGATAGATCTGTTTGAAGTTGATTTTTTACATTGGTGGAAGTTCATGTCATTATTCAGTGCCTTGCATGATGATTGTAAAATCTGTGAGATCATCGGATATCGTGGGGCAGAATTAAAGAATTTTGACAAAGAACAGAGAAAAAGGATACGGGAGATGCAAAAGATCTATGCACTTCCGGATGATATAAGCAAAGAAGAGAAGAAGAGACAGGATGAGATAACACAGATACTGCTAAATGGCGGTGATCTGTCAGGAATATTGTGATAAGAGAAGCGAACAGGCGAGAGCTTGGATCTGCAGGTTGAGCACCCAGGACGTCAAATAGCTTAGAAACTTTAGATTTTTAGGTATATAGGTATTTGACGAGGTGAAGACATGGCAGATGGTACAGTTACAA